GGCTTCTTCATAGGTCATCATCCTTGTCTACCTCCATGAAAGGTTTTTCGGCTTGACGCAAAAGTCTTTCGGAAGGAGAAATGCCATGCTTGTGGTGCATGGAGCACATAGGCCTTTCGCCGTGCATATGCACAGTCCAACGGTTCTGGCATCCGGGCACATAGCACTTGCTCGGGTCAGGAGTTTTGGCCTCAAGGCCTTTCTTTTCGTCCATCATTTACTCCATCCCAACGCATCAACTATCTGTCGCTCAAGAGATGGGCCTGATGTCGCCTTGGCTGGGTTACCGCCAGCAATCCTCAAGGCCGTAGGCGGCGGAAGTCCGCGCTTGCGATACATGTCATCAGGAGACCTGTCGCCCATCAAGGCAGTCAAGTCGTTTTCTCGGCCATCGTTGGCTTTATACAACTCACAAAAGCGGTGCTGGAGATAGCTCAGTTGGTCGGTGTTTGTTCGGCACAGCTTCGGCCAGCCACCCATGTCCCTGATGGCTGCATGTGTTGCCCCGTCGCCGAAGTCAACGTCGGTATATGCGCCAACACGACCCATGGCTTCATGGACTCGCCCCCACTCACGCAGGCTGCGGTCAGACTTTGTGCCACCCAAGATGCGAACGATGTCAGCAACCTTGGGGGCAAACTGGCCCTTGTCTGGGTCGGTGGCGTGATCACTCAGTGCCCGGGCAACCTCATCAAACTCGTAGCGTTGACAGCCATTCCACCAGACGGTCAGCGCAAAGTCGCTCACATCTTGCTTCCAGTACCCCAGCACATCGGCAATAAGGGCGTAAAAATCAGCTCTTTTGTTCGGACTCATACCATCCCTCCTTTTTCAATTTACGTTCAACCACGGCTCGATTTGAGGCCTCCAATGCCTCTTGCTTGTTCAGCTTGGGCTTGATACCCGCTGGGGGTAAAGCAGCCGCCAGCCACTCCAAGGGTTGAAGAGGCTTGGCACGGATGCAGTCCCGAAGAGTGTTGACTAGTGCCTCGTCCCCATGGGCCTTGCGCAAACCACCGAGGAACGAACGAGCCGCTGCATCCGCCGTCCCAGCGTTGGTCAACAGAGGAACCCCGTAACCAAAAATGATCTCGTCAGGAGACATCGGCGTCTTGACGCCCGTATCTTTAGATACGGAATTTTGGTTCTTGGTTATTGGTTCTTGGTTTATGGTTACTGGTTCTTGGTTAGGTGGAGCTTCGTTTACGGCTGGTGACGAGTCGTGAACGGTTTGTGTACCAGTCGTGTCTTTTGATTTACGCTTGGCCTCCCTCTCGTCAGCTATTCGTTTGTTGGTCGTTGCCTTAGCGTGGTACTCCAAGATCTCATCTCGGATGCGACTTTGGACAAAAACACCGTCCTCAAGATCAAAAAAACGACGCAAGACAAACTCGACGGCCTCAATCTCTTCCTTGCTGGAAGCCCAAGTCCATTCAATTGCATCGTCAAGGGTGGGGAAGCGCTCTCTGTCGTAGCAGGTGTCGATCAGAAGGTTATAAGCGCCGTGTTGAAGCATGGACAGACGTCCAGTCTTCTTGGCATAGTCGCCAAGATTTCTCTTGTAATAGTGCATTTCTCGCCTTTTAAAACACTCCCTAAAAGAAACTGCGGCAGGAGAGGGAGGAACTCTTTTCGGAACGGGTAATTAGTCCGTCCTAGCCGTGTTTCAAAAAATCATATCACGAGAACAAATCCGGGCGCAAGTCCTTGCGTGTCACCAGACCCCCTGTGGCGTCCTCCAAAGCCCGGGCCAGCACTGGGCTTGGCTTGACCTTCTCAGCAATCAGCTTGGACATCCACTCAGCAGTAATCCCAAGATGTCGGGCCATCTCAATCTTTGCGCCACGAGGCTCTTCGGAAAAGTACGTTTGCAGGTTCATAGCGGCGATTGTACATTGAACACACGATTCAACAAGACCCTACAAAACAGTCAAGTTAATTGCACAAGAAATTCAAGTTGTGTTCTAATGCACCTACGCCATGTGGCGGGTAACTCGAAAGCAAATCATGAATCAGAAAGTTGATCACGTCTCCAGCAGACAACCCCCATACACCACCAAGTCCGGTCTCAAGATCGGTCTTGCGTACTCACCAAGGCCTCAGGAACTCACACCTGACGGCGAGTTCATCCAATCCATTTTGCTCGGCCAAAAGACCCCCGTGCTCCAGCGCGGCGGGATGATGCTGTACGCAGTGCTGGTCGCTGCTGTGTTTGTCACTCTTGCGGTGGTGGTGGGCAAATGAAAGTCAAAAACTCAACCATGCAAGCCTTCCCCTTCATTGAGCCTCACGAGGACGACAACATCAAGGCCTATCACCCCGGCATGACCATGCGCGATGAGTTTGCCAAAGCTGCCATGCAGGCAATCATGCTTGACCACAAAGAGCAACAGTATTGGGGTACAGAGTACGGCATTCAGGAAATGCTTACCTTTACTGCCAAACGCGCTTATGAACAAGCTGACGCAATGATGAAAGCGAGGAAGTGATGAGCAAAATAAATACTGGCAAGCCAGAGTTCGCCTTCCCAAGCACATTTAAGTCATTGTCTCCAGAGGAAGAGCAAGTCCACCGTTGGGGCATGACCCTGCGCGACTACTTCGCAGCCAAGGCGTTGCAGGCACTCATTCCAAATTCAAATGGAGATGACGGAGAGCTTTGGGATGCCGCTGAAGATGCTTATGCATACGCAGACGCCATGCTGAAAGAGAGGGACAAATGCTGACCCCTATCAAGTGCCACTGGTTCTCCAGCCGAACGGCTGTGGGCATCGTGATGGCTCAAGACGAACTTGGCGAAATCTTTTATCAGATCGGAACAGGCGATGGACTCAACGAAACAATCGACGTCAACCTCATCACAGCATTTGGCGCGAGGTTTCCAAACCACCTTGGTGATGTACTCTTTGGAAGAGGAGCACCAGCAGTGGCTAAACGACCCGCAAGCGCAAAGCGAGTATCAACAGTGGCTAAGAAAGGAGCACCAGCGAAGAAAGCAACTACCCGATCCCCTAGAAAGTCTGGAAAGTAATTTAAATTTTTGGAGAATGACATGAGTTTTTTTGTTGAATCAACTGGAAATAAAGAGTTCAAGATGGTCCCACCCGGGAGTCATCTTGCCCGGTGCTATCGCATCGTTGACGTGGGCACACAAGCCACTGAATGGCAGGGCCAGCAGAAGTTTCTGCGCAAGGTCATGATCGGCTGGGAGATCCACGGCGAAGAGGACGACGGCGCTCCGCTGCTCACCGAAGAAGGTGAACCGCTGGCAATGTTCAAGAACTACACCTTGAGCTGGAGCGAGAACGCCAACCTGCGCAAAGACCTGCAAGGCTGGCGCGGCATTCCGTGGACAGACGCAGAAGCCAACCGCTTCGACCTGAAGAACATCTTGGGTCAGTGGTGCATGCTCAACGTCATCCACGCTGAGGGCAAGAACAACAAGATGTACGCCAACGTGGCAGGCATCACGCCCGTCCCCGGCATCATCAAGAAGAGCGGCCTTCCACAAGGCGTGAACGCTCTTCAGATGTTCCGTTTGGCCGAACCTGACTGGGAGCTGTACGAGACCTTCAGCAAGGGCCTGAAGGCCAAGATCGAGGCATCGCCCGAGTTCAAGGCCTTGAAGAACCGCGCAGCACCTCAAGCCGCTGCGAAGCCATCATCAGGCTTTGATGACATGGATGATGATGTGCCTTTTTAACCATGCAAGAAGATCTTTTCAGCGCATCTGAGAAGGGGCACGCCGCAGCGAAAGCAGCGGCTGCTCGTGCAGACCGTGAGATTGATGAATGGACCGATAAGGCGGTGGCCTTGTTTGCTACGTTTGCAAAAATTACACCGTCTCCATTCCTCACGGAAGAGGCTCGGCAGTTTGCTGAGTCTCGCGGCCTCTCCAGCCCTCCAGACGGACGGGCATGGGGGCATGTAGCCAAGCGTTGCCAGAAGGCCGGAATCACGGTCTCTGATGGCTTCGGATCGGCTAAGTCATCGAATGGTTCACCCAAAGTTTTATGGAAAGCAAAAACACAATGATCGCCGCAAGACCATCCGAATCGAACCACTGGTACGCCAAAGACGGCACGCCAGCCTACACCGTCACTGCGAAGAACGGAGAGCAGCGCTCTACGACCCTCAGGGACGCCAAAAAGATGGGGCTGCTACCCTCGGTCACCACCATCATGAAAGCCGCCGCAAGCCCCGGTTTGGAGGCTTGGAAGCTCAACCAGATGATGCTGGCTGCTCTGACCCTTCCACGGGCCGAAGGAGAGGGCGAGGAGTCGTTCATCAAGCGAATCCAAGCCGACTCCAAGGACCAAGCACGCAAGGCAGCAGAGCGGGGAACTCAGGTCCACACGGCCATCGAGCAGTTCTTTGACGGCCAGATCAACGCCAACGACCTGCCCTACCTTGAGCCTGTCTACAAAGCGGTCAACGACACCTTTGGCAACCTCATGTGGGCTGTTGAGAAGTCGTTTGCTGCCGAGTCTGGCTTTGCCGGGAAGGTTGACCTGCACAGCCGTGACGGCGAAGGCGTGGTGGCCGACTTCAAGACGAAGGAGTTCACCTCGGACACATTGGAAAAGGTCGCTGGCTTTGACGAGAACGTCATGCAGTTGGCCGCATACAGAAACGGGCTGAAGTTACCCAACGCCCGTTGCGCAAACATCTTTGTCTCGGTCACAGAGCCGGGGCTGGTTGTCGTCAAAGAGTGGACCCAAGAAGAGCTTGTCCGTGGCTGGGCAATGTTTGACGCGCTCAAGACGTTTTATTACGCCAAGACCAACTTATAAGGAGCCCATCATGGCAACAGCAGCACTTCGCATTTACATCGTGACAGACGCATTCAACAACAAACGTCTGGTCAAGTCACAGAACCCACAGCAGGCCATGAGCCATGTGGCCTCCAGCACCTTCAGCGTGCGCAAGGCAACCCCTGAGGACGCCTTTACAGCGGCCCAGCAGGGCATAGAGATCGAGAACTACAAGGACTCGACTCAACAAGAACTCGACGTCTAAAAGGAGAACCCCATGGGCTCAGTTATTGGCGGGATCATCGGATTTACATGCCTGTGTGCATGGCTAAATCACGTCTTCACCTGCTTCAGCGAAGGCCTGTGGGGCTTCCTCCTTGCAGGCGCAATCTTTTTTCCACTTGGCATTCTCCACGGCATGTGGCTGTGGTTTCAATAAGGACTCATCATGAAAAAAGCACTCATCGCAATCGCACTGGCCGCAACAGCAACAGCAACTTGGGCTGCTTGCACTACGCACACCATCATGTCCAACGGCAAGATCGTCTCATGCACTACGTGTTGCGTCGGCAATAACTGCACCACCACTTGCTTCTAAGGATCTGCCATGTTCATCTCAAACCACGAGAAAAATCAGATTCACATCAAGATTCAGTCGCTTGAAGTGCAGGTTAAAAACCTTCAGCTTCAGATCAAAGAATTGATGCCAAAGCAAAAGAGGCCGATATCAAAAACAGCCGAAGCGCCATGGGGTGTAAAACTGGACGGCACGCCACGCAAGCGCCCCGGTCGCCCTATCTACACCAAACCAGAGACCAAGAATGAACAACCCTGAAACTACAACCCACCGGACAGCGGTGTCGCTCAACGACATCCAAGACAAGGTCAAGAAGACCACCTACACCGTACTGCCTGACGGCAAGACAACGATCTGTCAGTTGCACATGGAGAACGGCTACACCATCAACGGCCACTCAGCCTGTGTGGACCCATCAAAGTACAACCAAGCACTGGGCGAGAAGTATTCCTACGAGGACGCCATCAACAAGGCTTGGCCGCTTGAGGGCTACTTGCTGGCTGAAGAGATTTTCCAGAGGAGCAAAAAATGAACAACCCCTACCTGTCTAAAGAAGAAGTCGTCAAAACTTTCCTGAGTAAGATCGCCATCCACCTTGACGAGATCCACGAGTTCTCGCCAGAGGATCTGGAGAAGATCGCTACAGGCTTCATCATGGAGGCGATGCCCAAGATCGTTCAAACAGAACGCGCCATGTGCGTTGACTTTGTGAAAAGCCTCAACCGTTTTGTCGGCAACAAGCTGGAAGAAAAACGGGGAGGCCTGTAAAAAAGGCCCCCATCACTGGGGGCCAAGTTCTCATGGCAATGAGATTAGGGTCTGGCGTAGCGGAAGGCTGGCCTCTGAGCTTCAAACATTTCTTCCTCTGTTGGATCAGGCATCGGAGTTTGGTTCCTCAGGTTGTCCCGCAGGTATTGCGTCAAAGGCGATGCGGCTGAAAGCGCTGCGCCAAGCACTTTGACATACGGTCCACCGAATATTTGCATTGCACCGCCAGCTATACCAGCGCCAGCAATACCCGCACCAGTGGTGTCTTTTTCCTGAATTCGCCTGTCGGCCTCTTGGACTCCCTCGGCCACTGACAGGCCACCCAAAGCACCGGACACTATAGGTGAGCGCAAAACAGCGCCAGCGCCTTGTTTGGCGGCTCCTGCGGCCTGTGCCAAAGGACTTGGAGGTGGAGGCGGCGGAGGAGGAGCAGGAGGCTGTCCTGAGATTGAAAGCTGCCCACCCGTAAAAACTCCCGGCTGCACAGGTCGAGGGGTAATTAACCCCTTTTTTGCCAGCCCTTGCATGATCTGACCCTGAGGCTTCATCTTGTTGTACTGAGCTGCAGCGTCAGGAACGCCGCCAGAAAAACCCTCTTTGGCAATTCCGCCCCAGTTCTGAAGCCATTTAGCACCAGAAGACGAGGGTCCACCCACGGGGCCAGCAGGGCCACCAGCGACTGGCCGAGGCATACCCTGAGGCTGGCCTTGTGGCGGCATCCCCGGCGCAGAAAGTGCTGGAGAACCTGCATTTTGCAAAGAGTTCATAACACTCAGCGCTCCGGGCAGGCTTCGACTTCCACGCACGAGGTCTTGCACGCCACCAACCATTCCCTTGCCAACATCGGCAATTTTTGCAGTGATTGCGCCAGCACCCGCTCCAGCGGCGTCCATTGCCATACGCATCTTGTTTGCGTTGAAGTCCTCTTCGGACGCTGGCGCAGGTGGCTCTTCAGCAGGGCCTTCATCTTGCGGGGCTGGCGTAGCGGCAAAACCACCGTTCTGGTTGATCTCCCTGAGGTACTCCTTGGTGGAGTCCGGCAAAGACCTGTTTTCAGGGTCTGTGAAGTAGGGATGGTCGTGCCCAGCGTTGTACCCGGCAACAGCCAGCATGGGGTCGCCAAACTTGTCGAGGCCTTGCTTGAGGTAGGTCAGGCCGATCTCAATGTTCTTGGCCGGATCGCGCAAGTCCTCAACGGAAAAACCCATGCCCTCAGCCGTTGTGGGCTTTACCTGCATCAAGCCGACTTCACCGCTCGTGCCGTTCTTGGTGTTCGGGTTGAGGCGGCTCTCGCGGTAGGCCAAGGCCACGGCAAGACGGGGGTCGATCCCCATCGCCTTGGCCTTGCTTGCAATTTCAAGCGCAACTTGCGCCTGATCTTCATTCAGCTTGTTCAGGAGTTCATCCATCATCGGGCTCCAAGTTCTTCACGAAGTTTTGTGGCGGCTGGGCCGTAATTTCCAGCTTTTGGAGCCGAAGACCTTACTTGCTGAGGACTCAGGCCAAGCACTCGGTTGAGCTTGCGCTCGTAGGTTTGAAGCAGGTTGTCGTACTTGTCAGAAAGCATAAATTCAGTGGGCGTCGCGTTCGACTTATTGAACTCGCGGCCCAAGTCACGCTGAAATTCAGCCTGCGCTTTCAAGAACCTTACCTTCTTTACCAATGCGCCCGGGGTGTCTGTTTTATCCAAGCCAGCCGCTACAGCCATCTTGTTTTCCATGTCAGACTGAGCGCCTTCACCCGGGGCACGCAATATCTTGCGCATCTCTGCGTTGACCGTGGCAATCTGCTGCAACGCAAAGCCTTGATTCGACTTGATGCCCTCAGGAAGTCCGTATTGGGTAAACGCCTCACGAATTTGCGGCATGGTTGGCTCGGCCATTTTTGCTATGGCCTGACCAAGTGTTGATCCCTCAAACACGCCCAAAAGTTTCCCGGCCTCCGGCGACTGCGCAAACTGCTCAAGCGACGAAAGGCTTGGGAGTCTGTTGCTGGCAAGCACGGATTTGTTGATAAGTTCTTGTTTGCGTTCTGCGTCAGATTTCATGTCGGATGCAAGAAGAGTTTCTTTTCTCTTTTTCTCCAACTCAGCCTCTGCAGGAGACATTGGCCCGGGAGTTCCGGCCTTGGGCGCACCACGGTACTTTGAGACGATGCGGGACAGCTCTCTTTGAGCAGCCGGGTCATCAGGGGTGTTCGACAGAACATCGCGGACGCTGTCAAACTTCTCTGCGTCCTGCTCGGTGAGGTCCACGCTACCCGTACCGGGCAAGAACCGGCTGACCGTAGGCCTGCCGGGGGCTGGCGTGAATGTGCCGCCACCGGGCTTGCTTGGGTCAACCTGAAATACACCGCGCTCGGTCGGCTTGACGGCGTCCTGAGCGAGTTTCTGCCGAGCATTGACCGCCTCAACGTACTGCATGGCCTGCTTGCCAAGCTCTGGGTCAACCGCACCCAAACGAAGGGCCAACTCAGGCGTGATGTGGCCGTACTGAGCAAGAGCTGGAGGCTTTGGAACGGCAGCGCCCGTGACGCCAGCAACAGGCGACACAGCCGCACCGGGCTCACCAGCAGGCGCTTGGCCTTGAGGCTGGCCGGGAAAGAGCATCCTTGTCGCTTGGTCCTTGCGGTTCATCTGGAAGTTCTGCTGCGCCATGTCAAACCGCATCTTGGCGATGTCCTGAGCACGCTTTTCTTCTTGCTGCTGGACAGGAGCGACCGCGCCAGCAACATTGCCAAGAGCCTCACCAAAAGAGCCAGTCTTTGTGGGTGACAGGAAGCCTTGCGCCATCGCCAAAAGCGTTGGGTCAAACAACTGCTTTCGGTTGACGAGCGAGTCCATCAGAATCTTCTGCTGGTTCCTGTACTCCTGAACGATTTGTTGATCTTCAGGGGTTTCAGCAAATGTGCTGAGTGGTGCTTTGATTGCCATGGTCGTCCTTAATCTGTGACAGAACTCAAGAACGACTTAGCGCCGCCGTAAAGGTCTTTGACCAGATCCAAGCCCTTGTAGCCAGCACCAGTGTTCATCAGCTCACCAGTCTTAGGATTGACTGTTTGACCAAACGTAGAGCCAATCAACGTGCCCAAGCCAGCAATCTGCTGCAGCGGAGAAGGCGCAAACGAGGATGGGAGGGTCTCTTTGGTTTCTGCTGTGGACATAGGGAACTGGTAGCCCCGCAGGATCTGAGCCACGTTCTGAGCACGAGTCAATGGAGCTTCGATCTTCGACTGCTCGTAGCCCAACTCCTGAGTGCCAATGTCGCCCAGCGCCTTGACGCCCTGCGTACCGGCCTGAGATTCTGCTTGGCCCAGACCATACAAAGACTGACCCGCTTGGATGTCGTAGCCACGGTCGCGCAAGGCAGCATCCAAGGCAGTCTTGTAGCCCTCGGAGCGTAGCTTGGCTTGGTTGCCGAACAGGTCCGACTGCACGTTGCCCATGGCCTGCCCCATCGCCCCGGCGTACCGCTGGCTACCAAAGCCACCCTGACCGGCAAACGCAGCCTTCAACGCAGGAACCATGCTCTGCTGGACGTTCAGGGCGCTTTGACGTCCCATCTCGTCAACCACGTCTTGCTCATACGGGTTGTAGAACTGGGAGATGTCGTCAGCAGACACGCCCTGAGCAGCGCCTTGCAAAGTCTGCAAGGACTGATCCATGGGGGCTTGGTAGCGCTCCAGAGTGCTACGAGCCCCACCGTACAGATCCTGAAGGTTCTGGGGGAGTGCAGCAATGCTGGCCGTATCAATTTGGCCTTGACCGGCACTTGCCAGAGAGGACAGGTAGTCCGTCAGGTACTGGGGAGCGGTCTGGGTGGTGCTACCCTTTAGCTCCACTTTCCGTGGATCTGGCGCGTCAAATAAGCTCATGAGGTGCTCCTTTTACTGGATTTTAAGTAATCCAAGGGGGATTTCAAAGCGGGAGGGGGAAGATCCTTCGGACCTTTGGACCTCGCCCGGTCGCGGATGCTGTGCATCATCTCGTACAGTTTGTCAGTTCCAGCCTTCGTGGAGCCGTTACCAAGAGCCGAAACCACGTCTGCTGGAAACACGAATTCCCCGTCCGCCAGCCATGCCGGGATGTCGTCAGACTGGCCGTCACCCTCACCGGCAACGTGCTTGCCCTCTTTGAAGTTCTCCCGGCCCTTGTAGTGGCCCAAAGCACCGCCAGCCTTTGCCAGCAATGGAAGCGCCATAGACCCTCCAGAGGCCTTCAGGGGCTCCACGAAGCCGCCTTCTTTGTAGTTTGCAGCCGCGCCCCCAAGGATGTCGTCAATGCTGTCCTCGGAGCCGTAGGAGTAGTAGTTGCTGGCATTGCTGCTCGGGGCGTCAGGCGTGCCGCTCAAGAGCTTTGACAGCGCACCGATGTCCTTGTCGAACTGCTGCGACTGTT